AGAGCAGATTGAAAATGCATATGAAATAGGTTTTGCCGATGCTTGGGATGATGCAAGATATGATGATGAGCCAAAATACGCAACAGCAGAACAATACTACAAAGAAACCTATGAAAGCAAAACTAACCTTTAACCTACCTGAGGACAAGCACGAATGGGATAACGCTATCCGGGCTGATGCCATGTTCTGTGCCCTGTGGGATCTATCTCAAGAGCTCCGTACTATGTGGAAGTATCAACAGTACCAAACCGAGGAGGAGTATGCCATTGTGGAAACTATACGGGACAAGTTCTATGAGATACTGAACCAGCACAACATAAACCTGGACCAATGAGATACCTGATAATAGCACTGAGTGCACTGATCATTGAGATATGTTCCACCTTCTACATTAGATACGTGGCAGAAGGTAACGCAACAGCTATGCTATTCTTTGCCGGTATTGGTCCGTTCCTGGGCTTACCCTTCATTGGATACATGGTGGAGAGTAAGACATGGACCGAGAGGCTGAAGCAAGCACTTGCACTGTCAGTGGGCTATCAAATAGGATGTATGATTGTAATATATGTAATTAAGTAAACCAAATAATATGAGTGATTTCAAAGGAGAGGTGGTATTTATTACCCCTACAACAACAGTGAGCGACAAGTTCAAAAAGAGAGACATAACCCTCAAGAGTCAGGATGAGTACCCTCAGTACATTACCTTTCAATTAGTGCAGGACAAGTGTGACCTGGCTAACAACCTCAAGCCTGGGGATGTGGTGGAGCTCAAGTACAACCTACGAGGCCGTAGATGGGAGGCACAGGATGGCACCATCAAGTACTTTAACACCATCGAGGCATGGACCATGAGCCTCAGCTCATCTGCTGCTACCCCTATTGTTCAAAATAAGTCTAAAAAAAATGAAGACACTGACGATCTACCTTTCTAATGGTGAAACCTTCAGCCAATGGGCTGTGAAGCAGGCTAACAGTATGCTCAGTGACCGGTATAGACTTGTTCACCTGGCACTTGACATGAAGGCTCCTTACCATACGGTGAGGAGGTTCATTGCAGGGGAGAACGTAGCCCTTGAGATACAGGATAAGTTTATTTCGTTATATTTGAAAACCATCTACGATCAAACTGCGTCTATGGTTACAAATGGAATGGATAAACCAAATAGCTAAGCATCACAGCGAATGGGTCAGGGTAGTCAATACCTTTGGAGAGCAGTTCTATGCCGAGGATGTGGTTCAAGAGGTCTATATCCGGCTCATGAATTATTCCAGGGAGGAGCAGTGTATTATCAATGGGGAGATAAATAGAGCCTATATGTATTACGTACTTAGGAATACTTACCTTATCATCAACAGGAATTATAAGCCTCAGTTTGTGTCCATTGATAATGCCTTTGGATTGGCTGCAGATAACCATACCCTCCTTGATGCATACAAAGAGCTTGAGCACTCCATTGATGGTGAGGTAGCTAAATGGCATTGGTATGATCAACGAGTTTGGGATATTCACAGGGAGCAACAACTATCCATCAGGAAGATAGCCGATAAGACGAAGATATCAAGCAAGAGTATTTTTAACACCCTTAAGTCCTGCAAGCATAGACTAAGAGAGGCAGTGCAGGAGCAATGGGATAACTATAAAGACAATGAGTAAACGCAAACCAAAAGAGCCAACAGTTACCTGGGAGTTAGGTACAGCAGTTGAGAAGGTAACAACCGTTACCGGTATCAAAGCACTTGTCAAGCACATGGCAGGTGAAGATTGTGGATGTGAGGAACGCAAAGAGAAGCTCAATGAGTGGAGTGCTAACCTACAGCAGAAAATAAACGGGCTATTTAATAAGCAGGTCCAAGTCCTTACCACCGATGAGTATGCATACCTTGATAACTTCTTTACCAATTACCGAGGCACGGTAAAAAACAGCGAGCAGTATGAGCTCCTTAAGATTAACAATAGAGTGTTCTCACAAAAGCTCCAGTACTCAACCTGTGGTAGCTGTGTTATCTCTATGGTCAACCAATTAAAGAGGATATATGAGGCATATGTTGTGCCTGCTGAATAATCACTTTTTATTAACATGGAGGAAATTGTAAAACAGAACGGAGGAAGGAGACCAGGTGCAGGGAGAAAACCCAAGGCAGCTGAAATAGCCCTTGCTCAGCAGATGGATAAGGTGGCACCATGTGAACAGGTACTCAATGCCCTATACCACAAGGTACTTGAAGGAGATACTGCCGCCATCAAGCTGTGGCTTAACTACCGATTAGGTATGCCTGTTCAAAGAGTGGAACAAGAGACCAAGGTGGATATCAATAGCTTCAGCATCCGTGATGTAATTGAGTTCAATGATCAAGGCGAGTGAGAAGTACAAGCCCCTGTATACCTCCGATTGTAGGTACTTTGTTATTACAGGAGGCAGGGGTAGTTCCAAGTCCTTTAGTGTAGCTGCATGGGTGTGCCTGCTGTCCTTTGAGCATGGCCACAAGATACTGTTCACCCGTCAGACAATGACCTCAGCCCATATATCTATCATCCCCGAATTCAAAGAGAAGATAGAGCTCATGGGATTAGAGGCCCATTTCGAGATCACAAAGAGTGAGATAGTTAACAAGACATCCGGTAGTGAGATTATATTCAGAGGTATTAAGACTTCATCAGGTGACCAAACAGCTAACTTAAAATCATTACAGGGTATTACTACCTGGATAGTGGATGAAGCAGAGGAGCTAATAGAAGAGAATACCTTTGATAAGATTAACCTGTCCATCCGTTCACCTAAGCAACAGAACAGGGTGGTCCTTATTCTCAACCCTGCCACTAAAGAGCATTGGATATACGGTAAATTCTTTGAGGACAAGGGTATCAGCCCCGGAAGCAACACCGAGCATGGAGATACCTGCTACATCCATACCACCTACCTTGATAACATCACCAACCTGCCTCAGTCCTTCCTGGATGAGGTAGCCATCATGAGAGAACGGAGACCCGACAAGTACAACCACAGCATCCTTGGTGGATGGTTAGACAAAGCGGAGGGGGTTATCTTCAACAATTGGAGGTTAGGTAAGTTCACCGAGGTAAGTCCATCAGTCTATGGTCAAGATTACGGGTTCAGCCAAGACCCCACCACCTTGGTAGAGACATCCATCGACACAAGCAACAAGGTGATCTATGTAAGACTCCACCTGTATGAGAAAGGACTCACCACCTCCATGATTGCCGACATCAACAAGAGCAGAGCAGGGAGCTCACTCATTGTGGCAGATAGTGCAGAGCCCCGTCTTATTACCGAGCTCAATGCAATGGGGTGCAATGTGGTGCCTGCCATCAAAGGCCCTGACTCCGTTAGCTATGGGATAGCCCTCCTGCAGGACTATGACATGGTGATAGATGAGGGGAGTGTTGACCTGGTTAAAGAGCTGAATAATTACTGTTGGTTATCACAGAAGAGTAAGACACCCATTGATAAGTACAACCATGCTATTGATGCTATTAGATACTCTATTTCTTACCAGCTCGAAAACCCAAATAAAGGAAAATACTATATAAAATAAAAAAGACTTAAAGTAAAGCTTCAAGTAAAGTGATATAAATAACTGAATAAGAATAGATTAAAAACAGGGTTAACACATGACAACTAACTGAGTTATTAAGGTATGGCTACCGTTGATATGTACGAGATGATAAAAGTGGTTGAGGCTTACATCCTTGAGAAGAAAGGCAGGAGGGTGCAGATAGAGTTCAACAACATACAGCGGTTTCCAGTGCACCTTGAGATGCTTGTTGCTTGTTACAATTACATTAAGAATGAAGGCAGAGATAACGATACCAAGTAACATGGGGGAGATACCGTTGAAAAACTACCAACGGTTCCTCAAGATGCAGGCAGAGTCCACCGATGAGGAGTTCATTGCACAGAAGATGATTGAGATATTCTGCGGCCTTGACCTCAAGGAGGTGGCCAAGATTAAGCTCACTGATCTCAATGAATTGATTGAGCACTTCAATAAGATATTCAATGAGCCTCCTAAGTTCTACCACAGGTTCAAGCTCAAAGATATGGAGTTTGGTTTCATCCCTAACCTGGAAGAGATATCATGGGGTGAGTACATTGACCTTGAGCACCACCTCAACAATTGGGATGACTACCACAAGGCAATGGCTGTGATGTACAGGCCCATAGTCAACACTCGGAAGGATAAGTATGAGATAGCTCCATACACAGCAGGAGAGGAGTACCACGAGCTCATGAAGTATATGCCGATGGAGATAGCTATTTCAAGCAGGGTTTTTTTTTACGATTTAGGGAGCGTATTGTTAGACAGTACCCTGTCCTTTTTGGAGATGGAGGTGAAGATGATAGGGACAAAGAGGACTTCTCGGAGAGGGGCCAATTCAACAAACAATGGGGATGGTATTCTTCAATCTATGCAGTGGCTAAGGGAGATATATCCAAGTATGATGAAGTTACCGGCTATGGACTACATAAATGTCTCACCTATCTCACCTTCGAAAAACAAAAAACGGAAATTGAGCAAAGAGAAATACAACGAATAAATAAAATAAAATGACAGGATACTATACACTTGTAAAAGCACTCAAGGATCATTTCGATGCAGATGCCTTGGTTAACACCGTAACCAATGGTGATATCTTTGATGTGGATGTTGCCAAGCAGACCATCTTCCCATTGGTCCACACCATGGTAACACAGGCACAGTTTGAGTCCAACATCCAACGGTTCACCTTGACTATCTTCTGCATGGACATTGTGGATAAGGTAAAGGTGGAGGATGACACCAAATGGGAGACCAAGGACAACACCAATGATGCACTTAACAGCACCCTGCAGATACTCAACCGAGCATATCAAATGCTACTGCATGGTGCTCTGCATGACCTTAACTTCCATGTGGAGAATACCCCGAGCTGTGAGCCTTTTAGTGAGAGGTTTGAGAATGACCTGGTAGGATGGGCCATGACATTGGATATCATCTGCCCTAATGATATGACCATCTGCTAATGGACCAACAGGAGACATACAAGGAGCTCAAAAAGTTTAGGGATAATGTGGTCAAGCAGGCCCGAGCTAACCTCACCCGTATGGGTAAGAATGCAAGCGGTAAGCTGTACAGGTCCATTGATGCTGAGGTGAAGGCAATGCCTAACAGCATTGGTATCTACTTTGACATGGAGAAGTATGGTGCTTTCCAGGATAAGGGAGTAAGTGGTGTAAAGCAAAAGTATAACACCCCATTTAGCTATAAAAGTTTAATGCCCCCTCCGAGTAAACTGGATAAATGGATAGTTCAAAGAGGGATAGCTCCACGAAATAATGGTAAATTTTCGGGGCGTAGTATTAAATCGGTAGGGTTTGCGAAATCAATTCAATTCCTAATTGCTCGCAGTATATATTACAAAGGTATCAAACCGAGCTTGTTTTTCACTAAGGCTTTGGAGGGGGCATACAAAAAGCTACCAGATGAGTTAATAAGTAAGTACGGTTTGGATGCCGAGAAGCTAACAACCCAAGCATTAGATGACATAATAAATAGAGTAAATGCCAATAAACGCACGTAGCCCCCATGTGGTGCAGGTTAACAATGCACTGCAGTCAGGTAGTAAGATTGAGATTGATATATGGTACTACACAGGCTCACAGCCTTTGACACCTACCTATACCTTGAGCAAGAATATACCTGCAAGCAATAACACCGATACTGCCTACAACATCAGCCCCTATCTTAGGGAGTTCATGTTGCATAAGTTCACCGGTAACAACTACAGCACCAACCAATTTATCACGGACCAATATGAGTACGTATTTCTGCAGTACAGGACATACAGCCTCATTGGTGCATCTTATGTTCTGCAGAATACGGTAACAGATACAGCCTTTGATGGGTATGGATACTATGAGGAGGGGGTGAACATTGACCGGGGCAACATACTCCTTGGCAATGGTACCTCACATTACTATTGGGATGACAGCACGAACACTCCGAGCAGTACCCCTGCCCACCGTGCAGGTGTGGTGACTGCCAAGGTAAAGCGGTTCTGGTACTATACTCACATCCCCTTTGGTGGTGGTTCTCCTGTTACCTACACATTTACAGCTGATGGGGTGTATGACATCAAGCGAGTGCATGAGGGCAACTACGGAACAGGCAACACCCTTCAGATATTTGACAACCTCAACGTACTACAATGGCAGGGGTACTTCTACCCTAAGACGGAGTGCCGATATACACCTATGACCATTGACTTTGTAAACAAGTTTGGTGGATGGCAGAGGGAGTTCTTTTACAAGGCATCCTATGAGCAGTTAGAAGTGAACAGCACAACATACAACCTGATGCCATCACAGGTGGTTCCTACCTTAATAAGTGAGGGGCAGAGGCACGTCATGAATAACAACGGGATACGCAAGTACACCATGAACACAGGATGGGTGGATGAGAGCTATGGTGAGACCATGCAGGAGCTCCTACTCAGTGAGCGTGTGATTTGGCAGTCAGGCAGTCAAACCCTACCTGTCAAGGTGAACACCAAGAGCATCAACAAGCAGAAGAATATCAACAACAAGACCATCAACTACTCCATTGAAATTGAGTTAGCTTATGACGTTATCCATAGCATAGTGTAATGAAGAGAGCAGTAAAGGTATACATTGAGGGGCAAGAGCTTGACCTCTTCGATGATGAGACAATACAGGTATCATCCAGTGTGCAGAATGTGTATGATATCAGCAAGAGCAACACTGATATATCACAGAGTTTTACCGTACCTGGTACTGCAAGGAATAATCAAATTTTTCAGCACTTCTATGAGACGGATGTGGATAGTACCATTGACCATGGACTTCGGAGGGATGGCTTCATTGAGATAGATCTAACTACCTTCAAAAAGGGTAGGATACAATTAGACAAGGCGAATGTTGAGAAGGGTAAAATAAAGAGCTACACCATTACGTTCTATGGCAAGCTCGTAACACTCAAGGACCTATTTGGTGAAGATAGACTACAAGACTTGGACCACTCAGGTATCAGCCATCAATATGATTGGACTGAGGTACATGGCAGGATAACGGGTGCAATTACAGGGGATGTACAATACCCACTCATCAGCTCCAATAGGCTGTGGGAGTACAACGGAAATAGTGCGTACTTCATACCTCCGAATTGGTTAACAGGTGTATCTACCAACAACAACATCCACACCGTAGGTGGTGCTATCAACGTATTGACTGAGCTCTTCCCTGCTGTGAGGCTGAATGCTATTGTAAACATGATAGCCACCAAGTACGGTATCACGTTCAATAGTAATTTTTTCAGCACTGAGCAATGGATGGCAGCCTACCTGTGGTATAAGAATAGGAATGATGTGCAGATAAGTACCCCTGCCAAGTATATTGATTTCGATGCATTGATTAACAACGTAACCCTTGACATTGATACGTCACTGTATGTAGACTTAGGGCAGAATAGCATCAACACTGTATATCAACCTGGTTTTCTTGTTAACAGTTATCACTATATTACCATTGATATTACAAGTGTTAGCTCTGGTGCGGTAACCTATTACATAGATAGATATATCAATGGTGCCTTTGCAAATACTTACACAGGTATTGGTGGAGACTTAAATGGCAATGCAGGCTACACTACGGTATATGTGCATCCGAATGTGGCAGGGTTGAATGATACAATACTATTTAAGGTGCGTGCTGATGCTGCTTTGAACATTGATATGCAGGTTAAATATACCTTCCTAAATGGTTCTACCAACAGCTATAGCGAGTACTCTTGTGTGACTCAAAACTTAGTCCAGGATATTAACCTTGAGACCTTTGCACCTGATATGAAGGTAGCTGATTTCTTTAGTGGTATCCTCAAGGAGTTCAACATGGTGGTGGAGAATACAGGAGATAATGAGTATACGGTTGAGCCATTGCTTGATTGGTATGCATACGGTAGGATATATGACATTACCACAGCTACTGACTTTGACTCCTTTGAGATAGCCAAGGTACCACTATACAGAAAGATATCATTTAAGTACCAACAGAGTGAGAGTACTATGAATAAGTACTACCTCCAACAATGGCAGAAGGAATACGGAGATACCGAGCACCTTTACCCCTACGATGGTGGTGAGTACAATATCCAGGTGCCATTTGAGAACCTCATGTTTAACCAATACGATCATGCAGGTGTATCAACAGGTTTGCAGGTAGGGTTCTCACTGAACAATGCCCTTGCTCCATACGTACCCAAGCCATGCATCCTGTACCGGTATGGATTGGTGACAGGATTGCCTCATACTATAAAGTTCAAGGATGGGGTGAGCAGTGCATCTGCTGATGATCAATATGTAATGTTTGGACAGGACTACACCAACAGCACAACAAGTATACAGTACTCCTTGAATTTTTCAGCGGAGACAAGTACCTACCATAGGTATGCCATACAGCAGGGAGTATTTGCCACTTACTACTTTCAGTATTTGTACAATCTATACAACCTTAAGAACAGGATAACCACTGTTAAGGCAGTACTACCACTCAGCATCCTGTCTACACTTAGGCTCAATGACAGGGTAGTGATACGAGACAAGCGGTATATCATCAATGATATGCAAACTAACCTAACCACAGGACAAGCTACGTTGAGGCTACTCAATGACTTCATGCCTGTTGGCCCTGACAACATACCACCCGACCCAACACCAGAAGAATGATAATACAAAATTTAGTAAAAATGCTGAGCCTCACTGATCACCTTGGTAAGAGTGAGCTCATTGAATTAGCCAAGGGTAAGTACCAACTCAACAACACCACTAAGAGGGTGTACAAACAAGCCATGCGTGAGTTATATATGAACAGAGCTAAGAGACAATGGCAGAAACAAGGGTAGTAAATTTAGAGGTCAAGGACAACACTAAGAGCCTTAAGGCACAGCTCAAGGAGGCACAGATGGAAGTGCAAGCCTTGGCTGATAAGTATGGTGCAACATCCGTACAAGCTAAGGAGGCAGCCAAGAGAGCAGCAGACCTCAAGGATAGGATTGGTGATGCTAAGGCCTTGACTGATGCCTACAACCCCGATGCTAAGTTCAAGGCTTTCGGTGCTGCACTAACAGGTGTGGCAGGTGGGTTCTCTGCTGTTACCGGAGCCATGGGATTGCTCGGCACTGAGAGTGAAGATGTACAAAGAGCAATGCTCAAGGTACAGAGTGCTATGGCCATTACATCAGGACTCAACGCACTTGGTGAGGCAAGAGATAGCTTTAAGAATGTAGGTGCACAGGTCAAGGATTTAGCTGTTAAGTTAGGTATTCTCAAGGTAGTTAAGGATACAGATACAGCATCTACCACAGCCAATGCTGCAGCTCAAAGTGCTAATGTTGTAGCTACGGAGGCACAGGTTGCAGCCAATGGTCAAGCGGCAGCAAGCTACAAGGCGGTAGGTGTGAGTGGTAAGACTGCTTTCAATGGCATCAAGGGTGCAATGGCTGCCACAGGTATTGGTGCCTTGGTGGTTGCACTCGGTTTGATTGTTGCCTATTGGGATGACATCAAGGCCGCTGTTAGTGGTGTATCCAAGGAACATAATAACCTGATTGAACAGGATAAGAAAAGGGCTGAATTAGCTGAGAAGAGCGTGCAGTCATTTGACCTGGAAGCCAAGGCTTTGAAGTTAGCCGGAAAGAGTGAGAAAGAGATTAACCTGCTAAGGCTTGACAGGTTGAAAAAGGCAGTACTTGCACAGGAGCAGTACATTGCTGATATGGAGGTACGTAAGAAAATGGAGATAGAGGGTGAGAAGAGAAACCTCGGTATCCTTAAGAATGTTGCCCGTGTTGGTTTGGAGTTAGGTACCTCGACTCTAAGACTATTGGCATTGCCGATTGATACAGCTACCACAGCAGTTAACTCACTCAGTGAGGCCCTTGGGTTTGGTAAGGTTACTACCTTCAACATCAACAAAGAAATATCTAAGTTCAATGAGTATGCATCCGAGGGACTTGCTAAACTTATCTTTAACCCTGAGAGTGTAAAAGCGGAAGGGGATAAGACTATTGATGAGGCCAAGGCTAAGTTAGACCAATTTAGGGGGCAGGTATTGGATGCTGAGATAGCTCTCCAGGAGATAGATAAAAATGCAGCAGAAACCCGTAAGAAAAATGCAGAGAGTGAAGCAGATGCATTGCTCAAGCAACAAGAAGAGGAGGCAGCTGCCAAGCGTAAACTAAGGGAGGAGGAGCTCAAGCTAATTAAAGATGATCAACAGAGGGAGATTGAGCAGAACAAGTTTAAGTATGACATCCTCATTGAGGACCTCAAGAAAAATAAGAAAGAGCTCAACGATACTGACCGTGCACTCATTGCTACCTATGAGGCACAACGGTTGAAAGATGAGGAGGCTATCAATGCCAAGTATCAAAAAATACGGGATGACCATGATGCCAAGGTATTGGCTGATATGAAGGCTGCCGATGCTGCTGAATTAGCTGCATTCTTTGAGGGTGAGAATATCAAGATTGCTGCAATGCAGGCAGGCTTCGACAAACAGAAAGCCATCCGTGAATTGGCATACAAGCAAGAGGTAGCAGATTTAGCCGCTAAACTTGATGAGGGTAAGATAACACAGGAGCAGTATGACATGGCCAGTGTGACTGCCACCAAGAAACTCAATGCAGATATACAGGCTCTAAGACTTGAGGACCTCAACGCTGAGAAGGCTAAGATGGAGCAGAAGCAAGCACTCCAACAGCAAGGTATGGATGTAGCTCTGCAGGGTGTTGATTTACTCAAGCAAGTATTTGGTAAGTCCAAGGCAGTGCAGAAGGGTGCAGTATTGGTGGAGTCTGCTGTTGGTATTGCTAAGATGATACAGGCTAACAACATTGCGAACATCGGTGCATTGGCTACTCCTCAAGCCATTGCAACCAGTGGTGCAGCTGCAGCTCCGGTGATTGCACTGAACAACATTAGTACAGGTATTGGTATTGCTGCTAACATTGCAGCTACAGCCAAGGCATTGAAGGAGATAGGTGCAGGAGGTTCAGTGAATGCTCCATCTTCAACAGGTGGCAGTGGTGGTTCTGCAGGTGGTGGTGGTGGTGGAGCTATGCAAGCACCTAACTTCAACGTGGTAGGTAACAATGGTATCAACCAACTTGCACAGCTACAACAACAGCCCGTCAAGGCATACGTGGTAGGTGCAGAGGTAACTACTCAACAGGCATTAGATAGAAATAGAATAAGTACAGGACAGCTATGAAAATAATCGAATTAGTATTGGATGAGAATGACCAGGATACAGGGGTGTATGCTGTTAGTGTGGTAGAGGACCCTGCCATTGAGGAAAACTTTGTCAAGTTGAGCAAGCAAAAGATGGAGCTTGCAACCGTGGATGGTGAGAAAAGGATCCTCATGGGTCCTGCCTTGATACCTAACAAGCAGATATACCGGAAGAATGATAAGCACGGTGAGTTCTATATCTACTTCAGTGAGGAGACAGTACGCAAAGCAAGTGAAATGTTCTTCAAGAATGGCAAGCAGAACAATGCTACCTATGAGCATGAGAAGGAAATTGATGGCATGACCGTGGTTGAGTCCTGGTTGATTGAGGACCCTGCCAAGGATAAGAGTGCTATCTATGGGTTTGACCTTCCTAAAGGTACGTGGATGATAAGCATGAAGGTAAACAATGACAGCGTATGGAATAAGGTCAAGGATGGTGAGGTAAAAGGTTTCAGCATCGAGGGATACTTCGCTGATAAGTTAGACCTTGCATCCATGAGAACAATGGAGGAGGAAAGAGAGTACCTGATTGAGCAGATTAAGAACGTGCTACGTGGTAAGGAGTTAGCAGATGAGAGCTACAATGACTACCCTTCGGTAGTTAGAAGGAATGCACAGAGAGGTATTGCACTGAATGAAAGGAATGGCAACAAGTGTGCTACTCAAGTGGGTAAGATACGAGCTCAGCAGTTAGCCAATGGTGAGAAGGTGAGCATTGAAACCATTAAGAGAATGTACAGCTACCTGTCAAGAGCTGAGGTGTACTACAACCAAGGGGATAGCAATGATTGCGGATATATCAGCTACCTACTATGGGGAGGTAAGGCAGGATTGATGTGGGCCAAGTCTAAACTCAATGAAATAGACAATGAGCAAGGCTAAGGGCAACACAGGTATCTCCTTTGTGAGGAAACCAAAGAGAAAAAGACCAGGTATCCACTCCAAGTGCCGAGCATCACGGAGCAAGGGTGCCAAGAATTATGTTAAACTTTACAAAGGACAAGGCAAATGAGTAAGCAAAAAGAACAAACTAAGAGCTCACCACAAGGTGGTAAGCGTGGATGCCTCTGCAAGGATGGAAAATACAGGTCAAAGTGCTGTGATGGTACCCTGCAAGCACAAGGTATTGGTAATATCGGAGGCAAAGTACAGCCTTGATTTACAATAAATTGCCTACATAAAGGTATACAATGTTAATTAAGTTGAGTTATTAAAGAAAAATCATGAAAGAAAACACAATTTTAACCAGGATTGCTGCCCTCCTTGGCATGAACAAGGTAGAGTTAGCTACAATGAAGCTCATGGATGGGGTTACTATCCTTGAGGCTGATGCATTTGAGGCCGGTATGGAGGTCTTTATCGTTACTGAGGATGAGCAACGTGTTGCTCTACCTGTTGGTGAGTACCAAATGGAGGATGGGAGAATGTTAGTGGTAGCTCAAGAGGGCATCATTGCAGAGATTAAAGAGATGGAGGAGGAAGCTCCCGAGGTAGAAGAGGCTCCTGAGGCTGAGGCTCCAATGGTAGAGGAGGAAATGGCTGATGAGGCTATCCCTGTAGCTCCTAAAAAAGTAATTAAGTCTACAATTGAAGAGATGTTGTTCTCTAAGATTGAAGAATTGAAAGCTGAGAATGAGGCACTGAAGGCACAACTATCCGAGCAGCCTGTAATGGAAGAGGCTCCTGTAGTTGATGAGCCTGCTGCTAAGCCCATTGCTCACAACCCTGAGAAACCGCAAGCACAAACTCAATTTAGTTGGGGTCAAGGTGCAGGTGTATCAACATTTGATCGTATAATTTCTAAACTAAACAAATAACAAAAAATGGCTACTTCGATTACTACCACTTATGCTGGTGAGTTTGCAGGCAAGTATGTTGCTGCATCTCTTTTATCTGCTCCTACCATTGAAAAAGGTGGAGTTACTGTATTACCTAATGTACGTTACAAGCAATTGTTACAGAAGGTAGCAGACACTAACCTTGTAAGAAATGCTACTTGTGCATTTACTGATGCATCTACCATTACTCTTACTGAGCGTTTCATCACTGTTAAGGACCTACAAGTTAACCTTGAATTGTGTAAGGCTGACTACTTCCAAACTTGGCAAGCTGCTGAGTTAGGTTTTTCTAACTTCAAAGAATTGCCTAAATCTTTTGCTGACTTCATGATTGCTCGTGTTGCTGAGCGTGTTGCTGCTAACATTGAGACTGCTTTCTGGACAGGTGCAACTGCTACTCAAGGTTCTTTCGATGGTATCTCTACTATCGTAGCCCTTGACCCTGCTCTTCCTGCTGCTCAAGAGGTAACCGGTACAACTGTTACTGCTCTTAACGTAGTTACTGAGTTAGGTAAAATCGTTGATGCTATCCCTGCTGCTCTTTATGGTAACCCAGGATTACGCATCTATGTATCCACTAACATTGCTAAGGCTTATGTACGTGCATTGGGTGGGTTCTCTACTGTATCAGGTGTAACAGGTAACGTAGCTCCTGCTCCTGGTGTTGGTGGATTGTCAACTACTTGGTACAACCAAGGTGCTTTGAGCATTGATGGTATCGAGATATTCTGGGCTCCAGGATTGGCTGCTAACACTGCAATTGCTACAACTGTAGATAACCTATTCTTCGGTACATCTGTATTGAGTGACTTGAATGAGGTTAAAGTTATCGACATGGCTGACATCGACGGTTCACAAAATGTGAGAATGATCATGCGATTTGTTGGTGGTGCTCAGTACGGAGCTGTTGAGGATGTTGTTACCTACGGTATCGTAAACTCAGTTAACTAATACTAATCATGGGGGTGGGTAACACTGCCCCCTTTAATACTTAATAAAATGCCTTGTACAATTTCAAATGGCCGCACCGAGCAATGCAAGGATAGCATCTCAGGTATCCAAGCGGTATATCTATTAAACTACGGTATATATGATCCGGACTCCGCTCCATCAGGTGATGTTACCTATGATGCTACTCCAGGATTTGAGGACCAAATAACAGCAATTGCCTTGCCTGCTTTGTCCTCTATCTACAAGTATGAGCTTAAAGGTAACAACGGTTTCAACACCACCATGAACACATCCCGTGAGAATGGTACTACCTTCTTTACTCAAACATTAACCATTGAGTTGAAGAGACAAGACCCTGTTTTCCACAAGCAGTTTAAGATTTTGGCTTATGGCCGTCCGCACATCATTGTACGTACCAACGGAAACCAATTCTTTTTAGCAGGTCTTTACAGAGGATGTGATGCAACTGCAGGAAGTGTTGAAAGTGGGATTGCGTATGGTGATTTCAATGGTTACAAAATTACTTTTGAAGCCATGGAGGAGAAGCCTGCTAACTTCCTTGACTGTAATACTGAGGCTGACCTACTTACCTTGTTAGGTTCACCTACTTTGGTTACTACTTAATAGTATACCATATCAACTGAGAAGGGGGGCACATTGCTCCCCTTTCTTTTTTGGCAACAATTTACAACTTGGTGAGTTATATATATATGCAGGTAGTTACCACCGATAATGTCAATGACCAATTTATCTACTTTATCCCAAGGGAAAGTACTGTAGATACCATGCACCTCACAGATGAGAGCACCAATGTAGAGGTAGCTGTACCCATTACAACCTATACACCTGGTGACTACACCGATGAGATTGAGGCAGTGTTCCCATGTCAAGAGGGGCACTACTACCGTTTAATACTGAAAGACAATGCAGGAGTGGAAGTGTACCGAGATAGATTATTCTGCACCGACCAAGCACCTGCTAACTATACACCCAACAGCTCTGCCTACGTAGCTCCAAGCAGTGCTAATGACTTTTTAATGTACTGATATGAACAACATCCACATAGTTAATTTAGCGGCCTATGAGCCCCCTGTTATCAAAGAGAGTAAACGAGATAATTGGGTGGAGTACGGGGAGAACAATTTACATTACCAGTGGTTGCTTGATAGATACATCAACAGCACCACCAACAATGCAGTGATCAACAACATAGCACGATTGGTATACGGCAAAGGGTTGAGAGCATTGGATGCAGGTAAGAAGCCTAATGAGTATGCACAGATGATTGCTCTATTTGATAAGGAGTGCGTACGAAAAATGGCCCTTGACTTTAAGATGTTAGGGCAGTTTGCCATCCAGGTACTATATACTAAGGACCACAAGAAAATAGCTAAGGCATACCACATACCGGTACAACTATTACGAGCTGAGAAGTGCAATGAGGAGGGGGAGATTGAAGGGTATTACTACTCCGATAATTGGGCTGAGGTAAAGAAATACCCACCAACAAGATACAGTGCCTTCGGCACCTCCAAGGATGATATTGAGATATTGTTCGTGAAGCCTTACTCAGTGGGGATGAAGTACTATGCCTACCCTGACTACCAAGGTGCACTACCCTATGCAGTATTGGAGGAGGAGACAAGTGACTACATGATTAACCTGGTACAGAGCTCCTTTTCACCGAGCACTATTCTTAACTTCAACAATGGGGTACCATCGGAGGAACAGCAACAGCAGATTAAGAGTGATGTCATGAACAAGCTCACAGGTCCAGGTGGAGATAAGATTGTGGTATCCTTCAACCAAAACAAAGAGACTGCTGCCACCATTGAGAATATGCCGGTACAGCAAGCACCCGAGCTATACAAGTACCTCAGTGAAGAGTGTGTACGCAAGATATTGATAGGTCACAACGTGACATCACCACTGCTCTTTGGTATTGCTACTACCACAGGCTTTGGAAGCAATGCAGATGAGCTGAAAAATAGTGCTATCCTCTTTAATAACATGGTGATTGTACCATTGCAGGAGGTAATGCTTGATGCCTTTGATAAGATACTTGCTTACAATGGCATAGCTTTGAAGCTGTATTTTGAGACATTGAACCCATTAGACCAAAGCGGTGACTTGACTACTGCTGATGAGATAACTAAGATATCGGATGCACTCAATAAAATGACACCGAATGTAAGTGCTAAAGTACTTGAGGCCATGACATCCGATGAGTTAAGAGCATTGGCAGGATTGAAGCCTGCACCTGTACAGCTCAAGAAAGAGGATGTAAGTGATGAGGTGCTCAATGAGGTCCTTGGAAACCTTGACGGGGAGGAAGTGGATGGAGAGGTATGGGAGCTTGTTGAGGAGAGAGAGTACTCTGCCGATAATGACAGCACTGAGGATTGGGCTAACCGAGTATTGGCACCCAAACCATCCATGTTGCAGAGACTTGCATCCGTGATTAAGAGCAACCCGAATGGATTTAGCTACCTGGATAAGTCCATCTATAAGGTGAGATACCGGTACAGTGAGAGATACAACAAGGATAACAGCCGAGACTTCTGCAAGCAGATGATGCGAAGGACCAACAACGGAGTGGTATACCGATTGGAGGACATTGATGCTGCAAGCAGAGCAGGAGTGAATGAGGAGTTAGGGCACAAAGGACAGCCTTATGATTTATTTAAGTTCAAAGGTGGTGTGAATTGTGGCCACTTCTGGACTGAGCAACTATACCAACGGAAGAAAAACCCCGATGGAACATTGAGGCCCGATAAAGCCCTCTCAAGCAACGAACAGGTAGCAACCATACCTAAGAGCTACCAGCCTAACCCAAGAGGCTCAGGTGAGGCTAATACCCCTCCTATTGATATGCCTAACAATGGACACCATCCCGATTACAATAAATAATGGAAGCACTACTCATCACAAGACAGGACCTCGTTAAGTACACTGCAGTCAATGGCAATGTGGATACTGACAACTTCATCCAATGGATAAAGGTAGCTCAAGATATTCACCTTCAAAACTACCTCGGTACTGACCTCTTCAACAAACTCAAGAATGACATCCTTAACACGGTGAGTGGTACGGGTGTGCCTACTACCACAGCCTTGACTGCAGGAGGTACTGGATATACTAACCTAACAGGTATTGCCTGCTCAGGTGGTACAGGTGCAGGCTTTGGTGTTGACTTGGTTACAGCAGGTAACGTGGTGGTATCTTACACCGTATCAACAGCAGGAACAGGCTACACGGTAGGTGATGTACTAACCATCCAAGCAGGTAACAATGACGCTACCATCACCGTGCAAGCCATTGATGAGATACAACAGCCCTACCTCAACCTACTCACTACCTATGTGAAGCCTTGTCTCATCCATTGGGCCATGGTAGAATATCTACCTTTCAGTGTGTATACCATTGCTAACAAGGGAGTGTTCAAGCACAGCAGTGAGAGTGCTACCACCATTGAGAAGCAGGAGCTTGATATGCTTATCTCCAAGCAGAGGGATATAGCTCAAAACTATACGCAAAGAATGATAGATCACCTGCAGTTTAACAATGCACTCTACCCCGAGTACCATACCAACAGCAATGGTGACATATATCCGGATACTAACAATTACAATATAGGATGGGTACTGTAAGAAAACCGAATAAAAACAACATAAAAAAACTATTAACCTACTTAAATAACAACAATGGCAAATGATATAGGATGGGGGCAACCGTACAGCATTGAGAATGGCTTTGGTATGGCTGCTGTTAACGGAGCCCTTGAGGGGTATGGTACGGTAGTTATCAATAGCTACTCAGGAGAGACTGATATCAGCTCCATTGATGAGGATAATAGAGTTACAATAATTGATGAGAGCCCAGTGTTATATGAAGATGCAGGCTTTCTTTATATTTTCTTTAATCTCTCGGAAGGTATAACTCCTCAATCGATGGCAGTTGATTTATATGCAGGTGGTGATTTGTATACAAGTGTAAGTTTAACTACCGATGGTATCAACTTATTATCTGGTTCGGCACCAACTACATGGTATGCTGTTTTGACTGTTGTAATTGACACGGAGACAAGTTACACCTTTACATCCAATACAATTGTGGGGTCATGAGTAACAACATTAAACCAAGCAAGTACCCTGTGGGCCCCGATGATGAGGCTGCATTGTTTGACCAAGCAGTTGCTGCAGGTCGAGCAGGTAAGCAGGATACCTTGGTTAGTGGTACCAACATCAAGACGATCAACGGAGCATCCGTACTTGGTGCAGGTGATTTGACGGTGTCATCTTCTGCCTCATGGGGTAGCATCACCGGAACACTGAGCTCACAGACTGACCTTCAGACTGAACTAAATGGTAAGCAGGCTACATTGGTTAGTGGCACTAATATCAAGACAATTAACGGAGCCTCTGTACTTGGTGAGGGTGATTTAACAGTTACCGGTAGTGGTAACCCCTCTACCATTGGTAATGGCTATGGCTTAGGTGTGAATGGATTAAATAATACCATCAGTGCAACCGTATTGATACCTGCCAATTCTATTGCTACAACTAACACCATCTATATCAAGGCCTTCATAGATAGGACTAATGTCAGTGGTACAGGTTCAACAGCGTTTAGATTTTACATTAACACCACCAACAGCTTAACGGGTGCTACCCTTCTCGGTTCAGCAGGTATAATGAGTACAAGTGTAAGGTTCCAACGGTTTGAAAGGAATATATATGTGGACCTTACTAACATGAATTGCTTTGCTACAGGTACAAGTGCACCAACCGATTACAATACAAGTGCCATTAGCTTAATACCTTTCAACAAGACCGCAGATAATTACCTCATCTTCACCGTGCAGCACTCAGCCTCAGCCACCGATATAGCAGCATGGAAAAGAGTAATAGTACAGAAGTATGCATAGCGTAACAGTCAATGATATTACATATACCTTCACCGAATGGGAGGAGATTGATGAGATTTATATTCACATATTCACAACCGATGGACAAACAGTTTGTATTCCTAAAGATATTGCAGGCATTGATTAACTGCTTGGGTATTGCATACCATGTGTTTATGCTTAGCCTTGGCCTTGCATTGCTCCAACAGCCTGAGAATTACCTTAGCCTTGCAGGATGGGTCATACTTACCTACGATATATACACCATACTATACAACCAATATGAGAGCACAATTAACAATTCTAATAACGGCACTGCAGAATAAGTGGCCACTTTACTTATCCATGATGAGTGCATTCTTCATGCCTATCACTGGGCTCATGTTCCTGATAGGCTTTGCCATCTTCGTTGATACCATTACGGGAGTATGGAAGGCCAAGAAACTCAAGCAACCAATAACCTCACGTAGGTTGTCTGCTGTCATTAGTAAGATGTTGCTGTATGAGGTAACTGTGATATTGTTCTATCTCATTGATTATTTCATACTGAATGATATCATCTTAACGTTTTTTTCTGTTCCTTTGATGCTAACAAAAATGCTATCTTTAGTGCTTGTATCCATTGAGGTGGTGAGTATTAACGAAAATTACAAGGCAGTAAAGGGCATTGACCTATGGGTGAGTGCTAAGAATTTAATAACCAGAGCAAAAGAGTTAAAGAAAGATGCAGATGAGATTAGACACAACCAAGATATTACAGGAACGCCTATCTAATGACCAATACTTCCAAGAGGAGGCTACCAAAAAGCAGATATATCTGCACCATACAGCAGGCAATGGCAATGCTGTGGGGGTTGCTAAATTTTGGAACAGCAATGATACCAGGATAGCTACTGCCTTCGTCATTGGAAACAAGGGTACAATAGTACAATGCTTCAGCTCCAAGCACTGGGCATATCACCTTGGCATAGATAACCAAGACTTTGCACCTCATGGACTTCGGTATCAAAACCTTAACAAGCTAAGTGTTGGTATTGAGGTCTGCAATTGGGGCCCATTGAAGCAGGTGAATGGTAAGTACATCAACTACGTCAAGAGTGTGGTAGATCCTTCGGAGGTTACTGTCCTGGATAAGCCCTTCAAAGGTCATGTTCTATGGCATAAGTATACGGATGAGCAGATAGAAAGCACCCGTCAGTTATTGGTGTACCTATGTGAGACCTACAACATACCCAAGACCTATAGAAAAGAGATATTTGCCATTGATACGGAGGCTTTCAAAGGTACTCCAGGGATATACACCCACAACAGTGTGAGGAAAGATAAGAGTGATATCTACCCATGTCCTCGAATGATAGCCATGTTACAAGCATTATGAGATATTTTTTACCCTTATTGATACTGATAGTATCCTGCTCAGCTCCTAAGAGAGCACAATACCACTACAAACGTGCCCTGGCTAATGGGCTCAAGGTTGAGGTGGGTAGTGACACTATCCGGATAGCTACCATTGACAGCATACCTGTTATTAAGAATGACACCATAGTGTGGGAAAAATTTATTGCATATCGCGATACGGTAATACAGTACCGCACAGTGACCCTTCCAAAGACCAGGTGGCAAACAAGATTAGAATATAAGTACCTTACCAAGATAGAGAAGATTAAAGGTGATGTAATTACCAAACAGCATGAGGTGGTGAGATATAAGGTAAGATGGTGGCCGTTTTGGTTAGGCTTAGCCATACCCTTTGTGCTTAGGTTAGCATGGAGTGCTATACTCAGTAAACTCAACAGATGAGAAAACGCTTATTTTATGACATTGAGACCTCCTTCAATGTCGGTATATTCTGGAGGACAGGATATAACCTAACGATCAACCCGGGGGATATCATCCACGAGCGTGCTATTATTTGCATATGCTATAAATGGGAGGGTGAGGATGAGATCCACAGCCTAACATGGTCCAAGAGCCAATGTGACAAGGCAATGCTCAAGGAGTTCATCAAAGTAATGGCTCAAGCTGATGAGATTGTGGCCCACAATGGGGATAGGTTTGACCTTAAATGGTTACGTACAAGGGCTTTATTCCATGGTATCGGTGTTATGCCATCACCTAAGACTATTGACACCCTTAAATGGGCTAAAAGATACTTTAATTTTAATAGCAACAAGCTCGACTATATTGCCAAACTGCTCAAGGTAGGTGCTAAGATGGATACAGGAGGGCTTGACTTGTGGAAGGATATCGTATTTAGAAAGGACCAAGAGGCCCTGGATAAGATGGTAGCCTATTGCAAGATGGATGTTGAGGTCCTTGAGGAGGTATTCAGCAGGCTCAACAGCTATGCAACCCCTCAACACAACTATGCAGTGCAACATGGAGGGGAGAAGTATGAATGCCCTGAATGTGGTAGCACTAATTACGTATACAACAAGAAGGTAGTCACTGCAGCAGGAACCGTACACCATTGGCTAAGGTGCCGAGACTGCAACAAGCATAACAAAATCAACCATCAGGTATTCACTAAGTACCAGGAGTACATCTATAAGCGTAAGAAAAATATCTCTTAAGTTAAATATCTAAGTATTTTTCACCACTTTTAAGTTAATTACTCGGATTTCTGCCGATTGCACCCGCTTATTTTTACATTTCCTTATTTAGAATTATTCTAAATTTATATTGATAACTTGTCAATAACGAAACTATTTGTATATTTGTCAAGTATTAACACTTAAACATTTAGTTATGACAAGAGAATTTGAAATGGAAATGATCATCCTAAAGATGGAGCAAGAGCTTCGGGATGAAATGATGGAAATGCTTGATGCCTTTGGTCCACATGACAGTGGTACTAACCATGCAGCTACAAGATGGGCTGTACTTGACGATTTACTAACCCGATTAAACTTAACCCCCAATGAAAAATAAAGTACTTGACGATGTTTTTGCTGCCATTGTGGTGGTAGCTGTACCGGTAGCTATGTATCACCTCTTAATCTTTATGCTATGCAGATAACTTGGATGGAATTTCATGACAACTACAATGTGGATGTAAGGTTCACAAGAGATACAGGTACCGAGATAATGGGGATGGTGAGCTATGTGCAGAGCAATGCAGGCAGACCTGCTTGGATAGCCTGGCAGGAGTTCTATGCAGGGGATGATATCTTAAGAGACCTCCGCTATGTGCTAACATTATCCGAGCTCAAGGCTATTCAGCAGTTAATCAATGAGGCACTCAAGCACCCTGATGGACCCAATGCTCATACTATGAAATTATTTTACGAAGATACGCTATGAAAGGGAAAACACTATATGAATGTGCACGGTGGTGGAGGTCTCAGTCCTTCAGCCATGACATAGGAGGTAGCTTCAATACTGAGCTATATTACGAATATCTAAAATGCAAAGCCAAATGTTCAGACTTCAATACTACATCCACACCCAACTCATCCGAGAATGGGTGTTCACAAGCAGAGGACTCTGCCGGTGGAAACAAAAAGAGCTCCTACTTTCAGGGGATTGTCAAATGGGTAACTTCAAAATTATCAAGGCATGAATAAGGAGCAGTTAATTAGAATACTTTACCCTACCGTACCCAGCAGGGCACTATGTGACTACCTTGGATACACCACCTCACAGCTCTACAATAGAGTGTTTAACATGGGCATAAAGAAAAACCCACGTATCAAGTACCTGCAGAACAGAAGGCATGCACTCAACTCAGGTATCAACAGCAGATGGAAACCTGGTCATGAGGCACACAACAAGGGTAAGAAGATGAGCAGTGAGCTCTATGCTAAGGTGGAACGTACCATGTACAAACCTGGCAACAAGCCCTTCAACACCAGGGAGCCTAATGCAACCACCATCCGGTATGACAAGACAGGAAGGCCCTACTCATATACTAAGGTAAAGGATAGCCTTTGGGTGCTCACTCATCGGTTGATGTGGGAGTCTATTTATGGACCAATACCCAAAGGCCATGTGGTTAGATTTAAGGATGGCAACAACCTCAACCTTGACATTGAGAACCTTGAGTGCATCCCAATGCGTGAGAATGCAATACGGAACAGCATACAACGGTTCCCAGGTGAATTGCAGAGCGTGATAAGATTAAAGAGTAAATTAAATAAACAACTAAAACAAAAACAAAATGGCAAGAAACGGAATGAATGATCTAAGAGACCACCTCTTTGCAGCACTCGAAAGATTGAACGATGATGAATTAACACCTGAGCAATTGGCTACGGAAGTGGAGAAAGCACAGGCAATATCTAACCTGTCAAACTCTGTAATTAACAGTGCTAAGGCTGAGGTTGATTTTATGAAAGCAACAGGCATGATAGCTACCACAAGCAACCTGTTCAAAGGAGTTAATGACCCAAAACGATTAGAACAATGAAGTACACAAAATACTACAGAATGTGGCTACCTGATACGGTTCAGCCCGAGGGAGGAGTATGGTGTTACATGGGCTTAGATGCCAATGGATACCTCCACGAACTAAATAGCTTTGACGAGCAAGATGAGGAGCTTGACACCTTAGAACAATATCTCCAGTGGGGGTACAAAATTGAAGAGCTATGTTAATGATTGACGAACTATACCACCTATCCAAGGTGCAGAACATGGACATAGTAAAGATCATTGATGACTTCAACCTACTTAGGAGGACCAGGAAACAAGAGTACGTCTATAAGAGGTATTTCTTAGCTCATTACCTGGTACGTAGGAGGCACATGACAGTGCAGCTTGCAGGGTACTACCTTGGATTGAACCACAGCACAATAGTCTATGGCATTAAGATGCATGACTTGTGGTGGAAGGTGAACGATAACAAGTACCTGGCAGCCATTAACCCGGTTCCTCAACTGCTCACCGTGACAACCCATGACAACCCCGTGACAACCTACAAGGTAAAATACAATGAGGTTGACACGGAGAATGTGGAGGTAACTATCAATGGAAACTTTCCTCCAAAGTTATTAACCAATTTTGAAAAACCCTTGACAGGTAAGCAATTAAGCGAGATATTTGCCATGTCATAAGATAAGGGTTAATACGTTAGGGGGCTTCGGCTCCCTTTCTTTTTGCCCATCCGTGACGACGTGACAACCCAAATGCATATGAGCCATATATTTAATACGAGTATATTCACCCCCCAAAAAGTTGACTTTGAGTTGTCACGTTGTCACGGAAACACAAGAAACCCAATACTGACGGGGCTTATAGGCGTGACAACTACCCCCTTTGAGTTGTCACGGAGTTGTCACGGTTGTCACGGAGTTGTCACGAATTAGAATTATTTAATATATTTGTAACCATGTATAACCCTTATATATCAATTTTCAAAAGTCTCTACAATTCTAAAGAGACACCCTTCTCTATTAAGGCAATAGAGGTGCATAACAGAATACAGGTAGGCACACCTGATTTAATTAGTAAGATTAAGGCCATCCGGAAGGGCAACAACGAGCTCAAGAATACCCTTATGGCGATCATGTTCAATGGTACGTTCTCCGAGCGGAAGGATGATGGCCTTGTTGAGCACTCTGGGCTGTGTATCCTGGACTTTGACAAGTACCCCGATGCTGAGACCATGGCAGCAGAACGGAAGAGGCTTATTGACGATAAGTACACATATATGCTATTTACGTCTCCAAGTGGTAAGGGCCTCAAGGTAGTGATTAGGATACCTCAGTGCGACAAGGTAGAGCACCGGAGGAGGTTCAGCCACTATGAGCAGTACATTAAGAGTGAGTATTTTGATACCTCCAACAAGAATATCTCAAGGGTTTGCTTTGAGTCCTATGACCCCGAGGCCTACCTGAATGAATTTGCCGCCATCTACACAGGTATTGTGGAGGATACAGGGTATCACCGTAGTGAATATACCCCCAAGGTGATTGTAACCAATGAGAACCGCATTATTGAGAAGGTGCTGAAGTTTAACCATGGTGAATTTAAGGAGGGAAATAGGGCTAACTACATCTACAAGGTAGCCTGCTGCCTATGTGAGTACTCTATTCCCCTCACAACTGCGGAGAATACACTACTACAATATACGCAGGAAGGCTTTGGAGCTACCGAGATAACCAATACCGTAAGGAATGCATACAAGCAGGCTCAGTTCGGGCTCAAAGTGTTTGAGGATGTGGAGGCTATCCAAGGTATTAAGAATAAACTGAAGCAAGGAATACCCCCAGAGGACATTAGCAAGCAACTGAGCGTATCTAAGGAGGACATCAAGGCCATCCAAAAGGAGGAGGATATATTTTGGGAGGTAAAAAAAAACACCGTTAATATCATCCCCAACAAGTATGCTGCATGGCTGCATAAGCAAGGGTTCGCTAAGTATTACCCTGAGCGTTCAAATAACCCTATTTTTGTGTACATAACAGAGAATAAGGTCCAAGAGAGCTCAGTGGAGAAGATAAAGGACCATGTACTCACCTATCTAATGGAGCGTGAGCTGATGGATGTCTACAACCATTGTGCTAAGAGCTCGCAACTGTTCACACCTGGGCACCTTAATATGCTTGACTCCATTGATATGCGTATCCTGCAGGACTCAAAGACCGAGTGTTACCTACCCTTTACCAATGGGGTGGCAGTGATCACTAAGAACAAGGTCAAGCTACTCAGCTACATTGATATTGATGGGTACATCTGGAGAGACCAAATAATACCGAGGGAGTTTAAGGTGGAGGATACCTATGAGAACAACTTCCAGGATTTCGTTAACAAGATATCGGCCCAGGACTCCAACCGCATCAAGTCCATGAGGACCACCATAGGGTACCTACTCCATACGTATAAGGACAAGGCAGACCAAAAGGCAGTTATCTTCAATGATGAGGAGATAGATGATAACCCCAATGGAGGGAGTGGTAAATCACTTATGCTCACAGCCCTTGGACACATCCGTAAGATAGTCAAGATTGATGGTAAACTCTTTAATCCAGGTAAGAATGATTTTGCCTACTCAAGGGTTAACCCTGATACACAGGTATTGGCTTTTGATGATGTCAAAAAGCACTTCAACTTTGAGCAGTTGTTCAGCCTCATCACTGAGGGTATCCCTGTCAACCGAAAGAACAAGGATGAGTACTATATCCCATACGAAAGGAGCCCTAAAATAGTGATAACGACCAACTATGTGATAGCAGGAGCAGGGGGGAGTCATGACCGCAGAAGACATGAGGTTGAGTTTAACCAATACTTCAATGCTAACCATAGCCCCATTGATGAGTATGGGTGCAAGCTATTCGACCAATGGACACAGGAGGAGTGGAGCTACTTCGATAACTACATGATTGATAATATCAAGTACTACCTTGAGCATGGGCTGTACCAAACCACAGGAATCAACAGCGACATCAAGAAATTTATTCAAAACACCTGCAAGGAGTTCTATGACTTCGTGGAGGATACACCCCTCACTGCGGATGGTTCCCACTTGCACCGGTACAAAGGACTCATGCAACAATTCCAGGAAGAGACCAATGGCTTCAAGGATTTGAAACCTCAAGTCTTTGCTCGATGGATTGATTGCTATGCAACTCACATGAAATATAAATTAACTAAACACCGTAACCATGAAGGCCGCCATTTCTACCTTACTCCTACTCAGCCTGTTAAGCTGTAAGAGCTCAGCAAAATGTGATGCATATAGCATCCGAGGATATGATTACATCCAAGTGATTGGATATACAGATACAGTACCTACCCTTGGAGAGGAGGAGCTCCACCTTCCCCCTGGTGAGTACATCATTAAGGCATGGAAAGGGGAGGAGATAACATATACCAAAGTAAAGCTATGAAAATAGGAGATAAAATAAGAGATGTAGAGGATGGTGATTGTTATTTTGAAGGAATAGTATCCGAAATTGTGGAAGGGAAAGTCACAAAGTATATATTAACTAAAATTATATGGAGTGGTGAGGAGGATAAAGATGATAAAAGATTAAAAACCGAAATATCACCTGAGTGGTGGTATATAGAACCATTAGAAGATGAACAAAGACCACATTAAAATACTGCATGAGCTCAAGGTTAAGAAGATACTTGAGAAAACACCACATTTCCCCAAAGACTATATCATGAAACATAAATACACCGACTCAACCGCCAATGGACTGACCAAAGCTATCTGTGACTGGATTAACCTGCATGGATATCAGGCTGAACGTATCAACACCATGGGTGTGGCACGTACTAAGTACCGAACTGATGGCTCAGTGGCAGGCATTCAATGGACTAAAGGCACCTCTACTGCAGGGAGTGCTGATATATCTGCTACCATCAAGGGCAGAAGTGTTAAGATAGAGGTGAAGATTGGTAAGGATAGGCAGTCAGAGGCACAGAAGAGATACCAGGAAATGATTGAGAGGGCAGGGGGTGTGTATATTATCGCAAAAAACTTTGATGAATTTGTTGAATGGTACAATAATTTTGTATCTTTGTAAAAATTAAACCCTTTTAGTATGACAACAAGAGTAAAAAAAGAGGAGGTAGTACCTCAGGCAGCAAGCCTAAACATCTACCAAAAGCTACACCTGGCTAAGCAGTCAATGGGTAAGGTCATTAAGAATGCTACCAACCCCCATCTGAAGCGTAACTATGCCGACATTAACAGCATTATTGATACGGTTGAGCCTATTCTCCTGGATCATGGTCTGCTGTTGATACAGCCAATCATTGATGATAAGGTATGCACCTGTATTGTGGATGTTGAGACAGGTGATAAGGTAGATTGCTACCTTACTTTACCTCCCATCACTGATGCCCAAAAGCTAGGCGGTGCCGTTACTTACTTCCGTAGATATACCCTTGTATCTTTGCTATCCTTACAAGCTGTGGATGATGATGGTCATGAGGCTTCAAGAGCTCCAAAGGCTAAGCCTAACCTAACACCTGACAGGTTCAATAGTGCACTTCAAGCTATCCAAGATGGCAGATACACCGTTGAGGACCTTAGAGCTACCTATTCACTAACCAAAGAGCAGGAGGGGAAGCTATGAAGTTCCGAGCATCACAATTAGGTAAGCTAATGACCTCCTCCAGGACTAAGGGGGAGGTATTAGGTCAAACTGCCAAGAGCTACATCATTGAGCAGGCTAAGCAGGACTTCTATGGGTACCGTACTCAGCTCATGAATAAGTACGTTCTCAAGGGCATAGAGCAGGAACAGGACTCTATTGACCTTCTCAATGGGGTAAGGTTCCAAAACTACGTTAAAAACGAGCAGAGGGAAGAAAATGAGTATTTGACAGGATGCTGTGATATTATCACGGAGGATAGCATCATTGATATCAAGAGCTCCTGGTCCCTTGAGACATTTCCTGCTACCACATTTGAGCTCAAAGACCTCAATGACTACGAATGGCAGGGCCGTGCTTATATGTATCTTTACGATCGAGATAGCTTTGAGCTAGTGTATGCAATGGTAAGTACTTACCCTGAGCTACTCAGCCAATACGATCCTATGGATATTCATGAGGTAGATCACATTGATCCTGCGAAGCGTATCACATCCATCACCTTTGAGCGTGATGCAGAGATAGAGATAAGGATGCAGGAGCAGTTACTGGCTGCGAGCCTGTTCTATGAGCAAGTATTAACCCAATTGCAGAATAAATGAAGTGCTTTAAGATGCACTATTTAATTCAATTACACAAGAAAAACCAATGGATGTATAATATAGTGCTATTTACTGCACGAAATAATAAATCAATAATATGAAACAAACAGCATTTATAAAAGGTACAAATTATCAAATATGTGAAGATGGTACTTTATTAAATACACTAACAGGTAAATTAAAAAAGTGGTCAAAAGATTCAAATGGGTATATGAGATGTACTATTTGGATTAATGGTAAATCAAAAACAATAAGTCAACATAGAATATTAGCTGAAAGTTTTATTGATAACCCTGAAAATAAATTACAAGTAAACCATAAAAATGGTATAAAGAATGACAATAAATTAGATAACTTAGAGTGGGCTACTCAATCTGAGAATGCATTGCATTCATTTGCTAATGGATTACAACAGGTTACAAAGCCAAATATGATGAGTGTTATTGATAAAGTATCAGGTATTTTATACGAAAGTATTTCAGAAGCATCAAGACAAACAGGATGGAGTGTAAGTCATCTAAGAAATATGTTGTTAAATAATAGAACTAATAAAACAAATTTAGAATTTTATGGAAAATAATAAATCAGTCACAGCAGTAGATTGGTTGGTTGATGAATTAATACTAGAGGGTTTTAATGTTCCTAAAGTTTTTTATGACAAAGCCAAAGAAATGGAGAGAGAGCAGATAATTAAGGCATGGAACATTAGAGCAAAAATTGATGGAGTATTAACGTATACCGACAATAGAACAGCAGAACAATACTACAACGAAACCTATGAAAGCAAAACTAACCTTTAACCTACCTGAGG